CGTCTCCGTCGTACTTCTTCGCGCGCTTAGGCAACTTCTTCCCCTTAGTGGCCTGATCCCACTCATTGACGTTCACACCCTGCTTTTCAAGTTCCGCCTTGTGGGTGTGGAAATAGCCCGCCTGGGCCTGCGATACGTAGGGCACTACCGGATACGCGGAACAGTCACTGCGCCCAAGACGCCGAACGAACTCAAGAGCCACAGAACCACGATCACGACAAGGAATACGTAGATCACGGTGACGATCGGGGCCGGGATACTAAAGGCTCCCGCCAGGGCTCTGACGGCCCAGAAGACCAACCCGATGATGATGAGTACTACAAGGAGACCGAGGAGATTCATGCTTACCTCCCAAACATGTTCGGACGCTGCGGCGGAGGCGGCGCAACAGGCGGACCGGCCTGCGGAGGCGGACCCTGCTGATGCGCAGCCTGCATCATGAGCGCTGGCAGAACCTTCTGGAGGAGCTGCCCGTGGTGATGGAGCATCTTGACCGCATCCGGGCGGCCGTCGTAGTTCAGCTGAGCCGTGCCACCGGGAGAGCCGTCCGGCATCCCGTCGAACTTGACGGAGCCGTCAACGCTCGTCGGGGTAGCCCGGTTCTGGATCAGCCCGCTGTTGGGGTGGACCGCGCCGAAGCCGCCGCCACCCGGAGGCGGTTGCGCTCCACCATAGCCACCGACCGAGCCGGGACCGGTACCCTGCTGCCCGAAACTACCGGGACCCGCCTGCATCTGAGCGCCGTTGGCGATGTCGGAGTTGGTCGGCTGTCCCGCGTAACCCGTATAGTTGGGGTTGTAGGGAATCCGCGCACCCGGATCGTTGGGGTGCATGGCCGTCTGGGCCGCGTCCTGACGAGCCTGGACTCCAGCCAGAGCCTCCATCATCCCGCCGCCCGGCTGGCCCCACTGGGGACCCGTGTTGTTGGAGATCGGCGGAGGACCAGAGTACCCTCCAGACGGAGCGCCGTCGTAGACCTGCTGGCGCTTCATCGAGCCACGGTTGGCCGTGCCCTGTCCTGCGCGGGCCGCGTTCATGAGCTGGCTTACCAGCCCACCCTGAGTCATCTTGGACGTCGGGTTAGGGGCCATGCGAGGCCGATGGATCGGACGAAAGCCGTCGTACATGACGTCCTGACCACCGGGATAGTTCGCCCCACCTCCGCCCATGCTCGGATTACGACGCCCAAGGCCGACTTGGCCGCGCTGGGGCGGTCCGGGAGGGGCCATGCCCGGAGGCTTCTGGAGACCGCTTGCAGGATCATTGATCCCAGGCTTCGGGAGGTTTGGCGTTACAGAGGCTCCCGGCTTGCTCAGGTCGGTCGTGCTCGGGCCGCCCTGATTCTGCTGGTTCTGGTAGATCTGGTACGCGGAGTAGCCGACGCCGCCGTAGTTGTTCTGCGGTCCGGGAGCAGTAGAGCCGCTCGACCCGTTCGGGCCGGCGTCCCAATAGCCAGAGCCGATTGTGGGCTTCGGACCGCCGATACCCTTGTCCATCGTTCCCATCTGCGGCTGCTGTCCCGGCATCGCCCCCGCGATCCCGCTCTTGTCGCCAACGACCGGGATGCCGGCCTTACCGCCAGTCGGATCGCCCTGCTGCGGCGGACCAGGAGGAAGCGGACCCTTGTCCGGGCCACCCATCTGCGGCGGCTGACGCCGACCGAAACCGCGCTGACCGCCACCACCCCACGGCGAGTATACGCCCTGAGGACCCATACGCGGGGGAGGCCCGCCCTGAGACATCCCGTAGGGGTTCAGCATCTGCTTGAAGTAGCGGTCCATCATGGCAGCGCGAAGCGCCCCATACCCAGCGGGCTCCGGGTTCGGAACATTCGGGATGAGCGGACGAGAGGCCGCCTGGGTCAACTGGGACATAGTTTGCCTACCTTAGTGTCAGTACCAAAAGTGTACCACCGCCCGCTGGGGCCACAGTACCAAAAGTGAACTTAACGGTCGTGGCCGTAATGTCTGCCGGTGCAGCGATGTAGACCGTCGTATTCCATGGATTCGTAACTCCTACCGGGGTCGCCCAGACGCCGTAGTCGTTGTCCGGGTATGGCACCGGTAGAGTCGCCGTGACGTTACCAAGACCAGCACCGACCGCCACAGAGAAGCGCTGGATCGAGTTCTGGATCAGCGTGACCTGCTGAGCCAACTGTCCATAGTTGCGTTTGAAGTAGTCGATCGGCTGGTCGCTGGCGGCGGGCGGCGGTAGGACCACGAGCGCCCGCTTGATGTCCTTGAAGGCCACTAACGCCTCGCCCTATAGTTGGCGTTGTAGACCAGCGCACCCACAACCCCGGACCAGTTGTTCCCGATCAACTTCACCGCGATGAACGCGTCGTCGCTCGCCTTACCAAGTAGAGCCCTAGCGTTGATTGTCGGCGGCTGCGCTGTCCCGCTGGACCGGAGAGACATGTTCCATGGCGAGGATCCGCCATACAGCTGCCAGTCGATGGACTGGGTAACCTGTCCGGACATCGTCTCGATCCGGAACCCTCCGAACTTGAACCCTTCGTAGACGTCGCCGAGGTTCAGTACCCGGCTGGACCAGTACCACATGCCAGTCTGAGCGCTGGCGTTGGGGTTCTCCGGGCCGTTCGTCGTCGCGTCCATGAAGATGATCGACTGGGTGTTGGAGTCCCAGAAGGCGGGGCCGAAACGCCGAGGCACCTGGCCCAGGAGACCGTTGCTGGAGATCAAGCTGCCCGTGAAGGCACTCATAGTTCCAGGACGGAACGTGACGTCAAGTACGCTCCACGACTGCGTGACCGGGTTCAGGTAGAGGTTCTTGCCGCCGGTGCCCCAGACAATCCCGCCCTTGGAGTTCTCGGCCGAGATGCCGTTGGACATTGACAGATCCCAGAAGGTAGAGATGTCGTCCGCCACTGGCGTAGCCGGGCCACCCTGCGTCATCATCAGTCCGGCCTTGGAGAGGTAGTAGGCGGAGGCGCGTGTCGAACATGTCGGGCGGTTGCGATAGAAGATCGTCGAGCCCATCGGCCCCATGTTCAACGTCTGGTTCGCCCCGACGATCTCAGGGACTCGGTAGAAGTTGAACTCCGGGATCGAGCCCGTCGGGTACACAAGCCAGATGGAGTTCTGGTAGAACGCGATCAGCTGGTCGCCGATGAACTCGAACGAGATGAACCGGTCGGAGTTGTCTACGACCGTGACGTTGGTAGCCGGGAAGTCGGCGGCATCGAAGGGGAACGTGTTCGGGAACCCGGCCCTAGTCCAACGCACGGCCGTGCCAGCGCCGTACAGAAGGTAGCCCTTGTAGTAGACGATATCGTCCGCCTGGACGTCCTGTCCGGCAGACTGCGGGCACATGAAGTGCGTGTTGTCCGGGAGAACAACGCACTCGACAGTGCCGAACGTCTGGGTGTCCTGGCTGTTCCCGGCATAGTACAGGTACTGTTTCCCGTTGGTCGAGTTGAAGATCGGGATCACGCGAGAGTAGGAGCCGAACCCGGTCCTGGAGATGTTGAACCCGAGCCCAGCGCCGGGACCAGCTGACGTCCCAGCCCACACCGGGCGCACCTGAAGGCGAGTGTTGCTGTCGATGGACAGGATGCGGTGGAAGTAAGTCTTAGCTCCTTGAACCACGGCCAGCACGTCGCCCGGCTTTACGTTCGTCTTGCTCGGCGTGTACCCGTACGCGGCCGTCAGCGATGCAGTCGTCAGAGTCGTGCCGGCGAAGTCGATGATCCCAGACCCGACCGTAACCTGCGAGACGGTGCCGGCGATCGTGAAGATCTCCCGGATGGCCCCGTAGACGGAGCCGCCGCCGAGAGGACCGACCGTCGCCTGGATCACCATCTCCCCGAAGTTGTCCACCGCGTAGGACGACGAGGTCGTGAACGGCACGCCGAGCACGGAGGTGTACGCCCCGTTGGTGTAGCTCTGGGTGATGTCGTCCGTATTCAGCCCGAGCGTGATACTGCGGATCGTTCCCGTGTCGGCGGGGTTGTAGCAGGAATAGGCCACGGCCCCGTTGTGGAGCAGGTTGCCGCTGCCTCCAACGATCGTGTTACCGTACTTGTAGACCGATCCTCTTCGCCCGATCAGGTGTTGCGGAGAGATCGAGTCCATTGTGCCAGCGGCATAGAGCGGCACCGCCTCTCGGGGGTCGCCGTCGAGACTACCCCTGGCCTGGATCTGGTCGCTACCCGTAGGCCCGGACGGGCTTCCGAGCAGGTCCGCCATTAGAGGATGCCTCGGATGTCCATCCCGACCGGGTTGTCAATCCGGCGTTCCTCGGCCATCTCCTGCCCGACGTGGGCCGCTGCCTTCATGTCGATCGTGCGAGAGCGGTCGAACTCGTACGCCCTCAGGAGGGTCAGTTCGTTCTGGTACCGCTGCTCCCACATCTGATAGACCTGCGCCGAAGACTCGTAGGCCGACAGTTCGCGGAGCATGGCGAATAGCACAACCTTCGGCCAGTAAGTAACGACCCACGGCTGGGAGTTGAAGTACGTCTGAGCGTTCGAAACCGTCTGTGTGGCCGTCGCTCCGACGGCGTAGTTGTTACCGCCGCCCCACGCATACGACCCCGTCATCGTGTCGTTCGTCCCGGCGAACTGGATAGCCCCAGCCCCACGGATAGAGACCGCGGCACCGCCGGTAGCGCCCAGCCGGTCGTTTACGTAGAGCGCGTCCGGGACCACAAGGGCAGATGTAGTAGAGACGGTGTTTCCGGTAGTCTCTACGATCGGCTGCATCAAGGAGTAGCCCTGGATGTACAGGTTGTAGGCTGTGAAATCCGGCCCAGCGTTGTCCGGGATCGGGAACAGCGTGAGCGTTCGGTTGTCCAGAGAGTACATGCGCGGAGTTCCCTGGACCGGGAGGTTGGACCCCTCGCCGTCCCCAAGAATTCGTGCCGCCTCGTAGCGCTCCCTCTTATCCAGCTGGACTGGCATGCCCGTCTGGTCAACGTAGAAGATCCGCTTGATGACCATCATCCCGGTCGGAAGCGAATACGTCTGGACGCCCTGCGTCGTGATCTGCTGGACGGTCGTGTACTCGTAAGACCAGCGCTGCATCTGGCCCAACTCCAGGATGACGTCGTTCGCCCACGGCACGAGCATCTGCCGCAGGGATTCGTCGTGCGTGGCTCCGCCGATCGCAGCGGGATACAGAGCCTCTACCCGCTTGAGGATTTCAACGAAGTCGCGCGCCACGCGCTCTCCTTATTTGTGGATACGGGCGGTGTGGACCTTGAGGCCGTGCTCCGTGGAAGTCTTCTTCCCACAGGTTCCGCACACGTAGTTCCCAGCCTGAGAGGGGGGCGTCGTGTTGACCTTGTACTCGGGTCTCGCGGTCGTAACGGGTTCCGCTACCTTCTCGAAGTCCACCTTGATGGTCACCGCCTCCGGTTCCGGAGCGGCGAGGGCCTTCATGGTGTTCATCTTCTTGGCGGCGATCTCCGGGTGCTTGTCCAAAACGTGCGTCAGGTACTCGTCCATGGAGTTGGCATGGAACGTGTCCCCGATCGCCAGACAGTTCGCGCAGAGCGACGGATCCTGCAGGAGCGCCTGCTCCTTGTGGTTCTCGTAGACCTCACGGACGATCTTGAGCCACTCCAGCTTGACGTCGTCAAGCTTGACCCTCTTACCGCCGCCGTCGTAGATCTTGCCGTTCTGGACGAAGTAGACGTTGCGTCCGATCCTGTTGTGCTCCAGCCGGAGGTTCAACCCCTCCTTGCCCAGCACCTTGTCCTGAGGCACCCTCTTCTGGCTCTCCCTCGACCACGTCAGCTTCGTGCCACGGGCACGCGAGAACGTCTCGCCCATGATCTTCTGGACCATCTGCTCGACAGTCGTACGCTGGGTTACCGTCAACCCCTCGACGCTCGGGTCCGACGCGATTGAGTTCAGTTCTTCAAAGGCCACTCAGGTCTCCTAAAAAGTGGGGGAGGGGTGAAAGGACAAAGCCCCCTCCCCCGGTCACCAATTAGAGGGTCGTCACCGCATCGGAGATTCCAGCCACGTTGATGCACGCGTAGTGCAGGGTAATCATGACCGCGCCAGCCGTAGAGGAGACCGTGTTCTTCACGAACCACTTGTCGCCAGCCGCGTCTAGGGCCGCGAAGTTCAGGACGCCGGCAGTGCTGACGTAGGACGAGAACGCGAGGTACTCGCCGAAGGGCGCGGTCCTGATGGCCGAAGCCGTCGTGACGCCGCCCGAGGTCGGGACCAAGGGAGTGTTGTTACCGGCCGTGTCCTTCTGAATCTGGAACACGGGGGGCGTAACCGTCGAGGACGTGGTCGTCAACAGCTGGATCCCCAGCGGTCGCCAGACTTCCCCAGTGGAGACCCAGTCAGAGAGCTTGCAGTTCTGAATCAGAGCCACCGCATTGCCGTTCGGGGGCTGGACACCGTTGGTCGTCGGAGTACCCGTGATAGTGAGCGGGGACCCGGTAACCAGGATGCTCTTGCTCTGCCCGAGCTGCCGATCCTTCCAAGACATTCTGTTCTCCTAAGGGTTCCCTTAGACGGAATTGACCGTCGCCCCTCGGTTATTAGAGCGAATCCGCTCGGACCTGGTGCTCTTCACCAGAGTCAGTATTGAAGGCCCAAACCTGAGTGAATCCCAGGATGGCGTACGAAGCCATGCCGCGGTCGCGACCGTAGCCCGTCGGGATCTTGTAGCGGAGGTGCGGCGCAACCGCAATCGCCTCGACCACGTTGTCCGCGCCGGAGTAGACCGCCTGAGCGAAGCCCGCCGAGTTCGTGCCGGCCGGGGACGCGAGAGCGTTGTTCTCTTCGAGGAAGCGGCACCCGGCATACTCGCCGACCTCGTGGTCGAAGAGCGCCTCGTTCTTGTTGAACGTGTGCAGCTGCAGGAACTCCGAAGAGTCCTTGATGCCGCGGACGTGGTCCACGTGGCAGATCGCCACGTACTTGCCACCCGCCATCGGGGGAACCTTGTTGAGACGGAAGTAGTCCGTGATGTCCTTGACGTGCGCCACGGTCATCGCCGAACCCGCAACGATCGACGCAGCACCCGCCGTCGCGAAGACGCCCGAGGACGCCGTCACCGGGGTGTACACGACGCGGCCAGCCGCGTAGGCCGCGAACGCGACCTTGTCCAGCTGCTCCAGCTGGTCCTGACGCAGAACCATCGCCACCGAGTTGCCGATCGGGAACTGGCTGTACTGGTCCAGCTTCTCCGTCCACTCGACCGCGTTGGCGTACTCGGTCGTGATGACCGAGCCCTGGACCCAGGGGAACGAAGACACCGGGATGTCGTCCAACTCTCCGATACCGGAGGTCGGAAGAGGCGTAACCATGCGGCCCAGCTTGTCGAAGAGCACGCGATCCCCACGGTGCCGGCCGTAGGAGGTCAGTCCGAGCGCGAACTGATGGAAGTAGGTAGTCGCCGTCGCGCGCTGACGCAGCTCGGAGTCGAGCGAGGCGGAGGCGGAGAACCCGCCGAGAGAGTTAGTTTGCCAGACCTGCACGGAAGTGCCTCCTTAAAAGAACCACGCCTTACGCGATGGATTCACTGACAGGGGTGATGATGCGAGAATTTCCAGCGCCGTGCTTACGCAAATCGGCGTTCTTGTTCTTGACGTAGTCGCGAGTGATCTGTTTCATGGCCTCCGAGGAGATCTGGTTGATCTCCCCAGTCGGCATCCCGTACGCCTGCTCCAGGATGTTGGGACCCACAGGCTGGCCAACGCCCGACGCCGGGTTGCCGTAACCCGGAGCCGACGCGCCCTCGACGAAGGGGGCCTGTGGGGCCTTCCCGCCGGTGTACGCAGAACGGTACTCGCGCACCGCCCGCTGAGCGATTTGATCCATAGAAAGACGGAGGCCCTGCCCCTGAGCGTCCAGCTGAGCCTTGTGCATCATTGCGCCGAACTTGGTGTAATTGTCAGGGTTGGCGATGTCCGGGTTTGAGATCATGACCCTGTCGAGCACGCGCTGGGCTTCGAGGGCCTCCGTCGCTTCGGTAAGGCGCTGGTTGACGCGCTGCTCGACTCCGCGGGTTTCCCTGGCCGCAATGGCCGAAGCCCTAGAGTTGACCGCAGCTTCCAACCGACGCCGATTCTCCTCAGGCGAAGCCTCGTACATCCCCTTGGTGAAGTCGTCCAGGGGATCGCTACGATGAACCGGGGCAGCCTGCGGCATGTCCCGGCGAGTGGCCAGAAGCGTCTCCAGACGAAGCTTCTCGTTCTCCAGCTCCCAAGACCTCTGACGCTCTGCCTGTGCAGTCTGGATCAGCTCCTCCGTCGTCGGTGCAGACGGGCTCGGTTCGGGGGTGGGATCGGGAGCGTTAGTTTCGTCAGCCACGCTTTGTAGCCTCCTCAGCTAGTTGCCTATCGTTCGACGTCTCGGCCCTGCCGAGGCAGTCGATCTCTTCACACAGTTTCTGGACCACCTTACTAGCCCCGCGGGCCACGAGAAGATTCTCCAGAGAAGGAGCCCCAGACAGCAACTGGTTCGTCGCTGCCTCTTGCAGCTGATCGACCATCTCGATTAGCCACGGCGGGGTGTCCTTCGGGTAGACGACCTTCATTTGATCTTGATGGCCTCAAGGGCGTCGGGTAGCATGTCCTTCTTCGCCCAGTCGTTCATCTGGTCGCAGTCAGGCTGCCCGCCATCCACGTCGGTGAACTCAGCATAGGAGTAGCCACAGTCGAAGCCACCCTTGTCGAGATCGGAGCGCTTCTCGGCCTCCGCGTCGTATGCCGGTTTCGCTGACTTGGGCATTTACTTGCCGCCGGACTCGCCGGTCTCGGAGCTGAGCTTGACGCCCTGCTTCTTATAGGAGGCGACCGAGGTGCCAGGGAACTGGTTGAACTGGCCGTTCATGTCCTTGGTGATCGTGACGTCCGCATTGGAGGTCGCCGGGCCTTCGCCGGGGTAAGCCTCCAGCGTGTATCCCAGACGCTCCGGTCCACCACCATCCGGATCCTTCGCGGCATTCGCGGAGGTCTTGCGGGCGGCATTGGAGTCGTCGCGGGCTTTGAGCTGCTTCATTTTAAGAGTCTCCTGACTATGAATGTAGATCGGATTCTATTAGGGTCAAGGGAAAAGTGAACTTACTTCTTTGGGTTGTATGCGAGGGTTGCCGCCATAAGGCCTTCCGGATCGGGCTTGATGTCCTTGATCGGGGCAAGGACCCCGACGTCGTTCATCATGTCCGCCTGGGTCTGGCCATCGGCTGGCGTGCGATCGAGAGTGACGATCACCCCGAGTAGGGGCGTCGTCTTCACTCCGCGGTCATCCTTGGCCCCGGAGGTAGAAAAAACAAGTGGCGGGGAGATCCTACGAACCCCGAACTCCGAGCAGTAGCGCCCCAATTGTGCGCCCAGCTCCGCAAAGTATGCCGCCTTTGTAGAGGCGTCTGTGATGTTGACACGGAGCGCCGCCGCCACTTTCTCGTTCATCGGGACGGGCCTGTCCGTCGGGACCATGAAGGCCTGAGACCAGCCGGGCACGAACGTCTTTGTGCTGATCTTCTGGTCCACGTCAACGCCGTCCGGGATGTACCTCGTGAAGGCGGCCGTCTCCAGAGCGTCTACGCAGGCCAGGGCCTTGCGGAAGTTGATGATCTCGCCCGAGTCGCGGATCGTCGCCCGCGGCATCGGCACAGCCTCGCGCGGTTCCGGGATGCGATCCAGTCGCAGCTCCCTGAGAAGATCAGCGGTGAGGGTCAATTCACTGGCCCTTCGGCTTCTGTGGTCGGGGTCTTGACGGGCTCCGGGCAGTCTTGGTGCTTGTCCTTGAACCGGTTGAGTTCGTCGGCGATGGCGTCGTGGTCCATGAAGACGTCAACGCCATCTTTGTCGAAGGGGTTAACACGAACCGCGGGCGTGGGCATGGAGTCCCTTGTGCCGCATCGGTCGCATCGGAGGACTCCATCGACCATATCGTACGAGACCCAGGGAGCGTGCCGGACGGTTCGAATGAAGTCACAGCCGCATCCGTCGTGGTGCGCAACAAGATTCGGACCCATAAGCCGGTGCGCTGGCCGTTCACGTGCGCGCACTACTGGGGTCCACCAGTTTCCGACTGGGGCGCGTTCTTGAACTGAGCCTGCGCCGCCTCAGCCTGATTGTTCGGATTGTTTGCCACGGCCGACTGGCCAGGAGCACCAGCAGAAGAAGCCCCCTGGAGAGCAGAGGCAGGGTTCGTAAACATCTGGATCTGCTGCATCTCCATGGCCTGAGTCAGGGCGTCCTGGTTTGGCAGGATCAGATCCCGCTTCATGTCGAACAGCTCCGACGCGTCCCGGAGAAGCTCCCTCAGGTTCACCAGCCCCATCAGCTGAGGAAGCGCCCCGATGAACTTCAAGAACCCAGACATGCGCTGGAGCCGGTCCTGTCTCGTGATCGACAACGAGATTCCAGTCACGCGGAACTCGGCGTCCAAGTACATCGTCTGCCATCTTTCCTCGTCCTCCATTCCCTTGACGGCCATGGCGAAGTCTTCCGCCTCCGGCGCGTCGGTGAAGAGCTGAAGCAGCGTCTCGTCGTCATAGTCGGAGACGAACTGGATGGTCAGGTAGTAGATCATCTTCAGCAGCGGCGAGAGGGCGTGCTGCTCGATGTGCAGGGCGGCGGAGTTGAACACGGACTGTGCAGCCTGCGTCCTCGTCTCGACCTCTTCCTTCGTCTTCCGGTTGTTGGACTGCGGAGCGCCGGAGGAGGCGAACTCGTTGATCTGGGTCCCCTGGTCGTAGAGGTTGGTCAGCCGGTCGATCAGCGCCAGGTCCTCCCCGGTGATCGGAGGGAAGCCCTCGACGGGGAAAAAGATCGGGCGGTCGCCGCTCTTACGCGCCCAGGTCTTGCCGGGGTAGAAGTGCAGCTTGTCGCCCATCAGCTCCTCGGGGTTGCGCGCGGCCAGAGGATCGACCTCGACCGTCGGCACCTGGAGCAGGGACTTGTCGAGGATGACGTTCCACTGCCGGTTCAGCGACCGGTGGATCTTCAGCGAGGCGAAGAGGAGGCCGGTTCCATAGACCTGATGCGGAGACTCCTCCGGGGCGAACATGATGAACGGAAGCTTGCCGTGCCGGTAGGGATTCTCCTGCGGCATGCGGATGACGAACTGTTTCTCGGCCACCGTCATCAGGACGTTCTCGTAGAGGAGCACGCCGTTCTTGGGGTCCCGGATGTTGCCCCAGAACTCGTAGACGTCTATTGAGAGATCGTCGCCGAGGTGGGGGGTATCTCGACGAATGACAGCGGCCTCAGTGTTAGAGCGCTGATCGCCGAGTCCAGCTCGGAGCTTATCGACGAGATCCGGGTCATAGACCCGCGGAACGACAACGTTGCCCTGGTCGTCCTTCTGGTCGTGTGCCAAGGCCCAGACGTCGGAAAGCTTTCGCTTGACGCGCTGGATGACAAAGTCTCCACGGCCAGACGAATCCAGCCAGAGGTCGTTAGGCATGAGCGGTTCGAGCCGAAGCTTGGAGACGCTCTTCTTGACCTTCTTGCTGGCATACTTTGGCCCCTTGCTTCTGGCGAACGGGTCGGCATAGGACTCTGGCTTGGTGACCGTCTCAAGGGTGCTCTCGATGCTGGTGTCGAAGTAGACCTTCAGGAAGCCGTTGCCGCAGATCAGGGCGTCCTTGACGGCCGTCTTGATCGCCTGCCTTCCGTCCGCCTTCCAGAGCTGCCACTTCACCGCAGCCTTCGCCATCGCGACCTTCACATCCTGGTCGCGCTTGAAGGGCAGTACGTCGAAAAAGTCTTCGTTCTGGAAGAGGGCATCGACAATCTTCCCCGTAGCCGTGTCCACGGCGACCTTGGGCTTGGGCACATTGATGTTGTTCTGCCAAGTGCCCTTCCCCCTGTCTTCGATGTCGCCGTAGTACTGCTGGAAGCCTTCGAGCCACTCTGGCACAAAGCGCCGCCTGTAGGTGTCGGAAGACTCCCAATGGGTGGCGAAGACCGTGGCCATGTACTTCGCGTCGAGGCGGGCGCGATCGCCGGCGTAGTGGAATGTGGCGTTGACCCCGAAGACGGGGTCCGCTTCGGGGGACGTCGAGTGGACGTCCTGGGACTGCAGTGATTCGCCGGAGGCAACCTGTGTCATGGCTTCTCGACGAGCAGATCGTGCTGCTCTTTCTCGGTTCTATGCCTGAGCCAGTACACTCCGGGCTCGGGGTTCGAGACCACCTTCCAAGATGGGTACATTAGTGCTGTGGACAATGAAGCCACGATACCGCCTCCGCAGTCAAGACAAAAGAACCGGAACTTGCCGATCGCCTTGTTCATGACGGAGTTACCGAACTCCAGGGCAGTGCCGCCCTGCGCCGGTTTGCCGCACACGCAGTTGACATCCTCGGCCCGTCTCTTATCGGAGATCGGAGCGAAGCAGTCGGCGTCTGATGTTAGGGGTTGCTTCCCTCTAGTAAGAGGCGTACGGGGCGGATCCAACGTTCCCGGAGGAGGCATACGTTCCTTCGTCCACTACGATCTGGGCGATGTAGCGGATCGCGTCAATGGGATCTTTGTACTCGTTGTCTTCCGGGCTCTCCAGCTCTCGGTTGTCCATGCGGGTCGCGTAGTAGAAGCCGCCCTGCAAGGCGGAGATGACCTTCTCGCAGCGATAGTCCACGATGAAGAGCGGCATGCGCTTGCCGTCGCGCACGCGGCTTTCGTCCATCAGGCGGTGCATCACGTCCAGCCCAACCTTGACCCGCTCCTTGCGGGACTCGATCGCCGAGGAGAAGTAGTTCTCCCAGAAGGCTATGTCAGCTTCTGCGGCGGTGTTCTCGTCGTTGCCGGCGATGTCTCCGAAGTCTCGGTACTGGGAGGGGTGACGGTCAGGGAATCGGTACTGCTGCTCGGCTTCCACGCGACGAACAAGGTCATGCCGCGGGATGTTCTTGGGACACAGTTCGTGCAGGACAAGGAATCGACCTTCACGGGTGTATTGGCACCAAACAACCGCCGGCTTTCGGAATCCAAAATCAACACCCCGCAGGACCGGCAGCGTAGGATCAGGCTCAATGTCGGCGACGTGATACTGAGGGTCAAACTCCTCGAAGACGGGGCGTCCTTCGATGTCGAATCCGAACTCTCCTTCGATGAACATGAGCTGGTAGCGTCGGTCATTCTGGTGCCCCCTTAGCAGGTCGTCCTTGTAGCCCGGCCTGAGATTCATGGTGTTGTCGTCGGTTCGCATCTTCAGCCAGGCGTAGTGCGGGGCGACGACCGCTTCGCGGGCCTCCTTGCCTTCGTCGATGTTCCAGCCAGGGATGACGAGGTTCTTGTAGATCCAGTGTTCCTTCTTCACGCCGCGGGCGCAGAGGTAGCCGCGGTAGAAGGTCATGTCCTTCTGCTGGCCGGCGGGATGGCGCAACCGCTGCTCCAGTGCTTCGAAGATGGGGTACGGCATCTCCTGGGCTTCCTGCATGTAGAAGCTCACGATCTCCAGGGATCCGAACCTGTCGAACTTGTCCGCCGGCGTGACGATCAGCTTGTGCTCGTTGTGGAACTGGAACCAGTTCTTGGACGCGATCCAGTCCGCATGGCCGTAGAGGACCTTCTTGTACTCCTCGATCAGGGTCATGTCGGAGCGGTCCATCGACTTGCGCAGCGCGATGGAGTTGCCACCGGGGGTGGCTAGCGCGATGAGCGCCTGCTCCTGGTAGCAGGCCGTGGACTTGCCGGAGCCCAGGCCGCCGACCGCGAGCTTGATGAGAGAACCGGTGCCCCGCCACGGCTGGACGGCATGAAATTTGCTCTGCCGTTCGTGGGGCTTGTATGACTCGTACTCGCGATAACTCACTGAAGCTTAGGGTCCGGAGGCAGCTCCTTTGGGGCCGGAGAGTCACCGACCTGTCCCATCGGGGTATCCATCTTGACGTTCGTCTGGACGGACACTCCGCCGTAGGAAGATCGTCCTGTGACCGGGGACGAGGCGGCCCTGAACTTGGGGAGGGATTTGCGAGCCGGGGTAGCCGTATCCCCGGCTTCGATGAGGTCGCGAGGAGGGAGGGGAAGAGCGGGAGGCTCGACCTCGAACCCCGGTACAGGCATGTGGGAGATGATCCGGATGGAGGCGTTCTTGGTTTCGAGCCTCTGAGTCGGAGCACCCTTCAGGTGCTCGATTATCTTCTGGCCCGCGCGCATACGGACGGACTCATCTTCGGCCCTAAGAGCTAGCTCCACCTGAGTCTGGACCACTTCCTGGATCGACTCTATGAAAGCGGCCTCGATCGCCGCGACCGCGTTCGCTCGCGCGTCTTCGACGTCCTGCCGGGTCCTGGGCAACACTGAGCCGCTCCTTCTGGTGGTCGCCGTTGGCAGGGTCGCCTTCGGCACGTAGGGCTGAATCCCTGCGTTTACGGCGCGCAGATGCGATGTTCCAGCGGCGTGCTTGGTTTCGTTCAAGCACTGCTCTAACGACGGGGTCGTCGTAATCGACTCGACTCGCGTGGATTCCTCGGACGATGTCACCAGTAAAAACGTACAGGATCAAGTCGATTTTGTACAGAGGAATGTGCTTGTTGACCACCCAGCGGATCCCGGCGGCCGGCGTCGGTAGCCCCAGCAGGTACCCGACCGAGCGCAGCGGGTAGAAGGCTTCGGAGCAGATTTTGTAGTAGACCTGCTGCTCTTCCTCGGTGAAGCCGAAGTACCGCGGGATCTCCCAGTGCGGCATGACGGCCGCGGTGATCTTGTGCCAGGACGGCTGGGCCACGCCCTTCTTGCTGGTGTACCAGAAGCCGTTCAAGATGGCAAAGCGCATCAAGGGATCGGTGACAGGCTGCCCGGTCACTGGATCCTTGACAACCTGCTCCCCGTCGTCGAGGATGCGGACAGGCGTAGGCTTAGTCTTCAAGGAGCAGACATGATAACAAACGGGTGGGAGTTCATGACGGCGATCAAGTTCGTCACCAACGAGGCCTTCGACGAGGAGGCGGTGGCGGCGATCGAGGCGGTGGTCCGGGAGTGGCAGAAGCAGATCTCGGCCACGAGCCACCCTGCCGACGTCAAGATCCAGGGGGCGCTGTACCAGGGGGCGCTGATCGGGATGCAGATCGCAGCCCGAGGCCGCCGGATGGTCATCGAGAAGTTCGCCCGCGAGACGGGGGTCAATCCCGAGACGGGTGAGAAGGTTACGCAGAAACCCGAAAAAATCCATTGACACCGCCCTCCTACGGTGGTGTATTCCACCGTAAGGAGGTTCGATGCACGAAAATACGCGTCAGTTCTTGTGCGCGAAGTGTAAGGCGGCGGTGCCGGTGTTGGCCTGTAAGGTCTGCACCTACACGTGGATCCCGCGAGCGGCAGACCCACTCAAGTGCCCTGGGTGTCAGTCGCTTAACTGGAATGGGCTCAATAGGTTCAGCCAGGAGAAGAAGCGCCATACGGCGCGGGTGAAGGCGGCCGAGACGGCCCGTCGTACCGCCGCGGCTGGAGTACAGGGAGGGTAGGTGTACGTCAAGCTGTACAGCAAGCTGCTGGACTCGTCGATCTGGACTGACGACGTAGACCTCAGGCTTCTCTGGATCACGATGCTGCTCATGGCCGACCGCGAAGGATTCGTCTTCGGATCGGTCCTCGGTCTTGCAAGGAGAGCCCTGATCCCTCTGGACAGGACAGAGACAGCATTGGCACGACTCATGTCCCCCGATCCGTACTCTTCGGATGGCTCTGACGGGGTTAGGGTTGAGGCCATCGTCGGCGGATGGAAGATCGTTAACTACAGTAAATACAGAGAGATAGAGTCGCAGGACGATCTTCGGTACAGGAAGAAGATGGAGGCCAGGAAGCGTCGAGGGACTATGTCACCGGATGTAACCCGAATTAGCCCCTCAGAGGCAGAGGCAGAAGCAGAGGCATTCTCCCCTCCCTTACTTACAAACTCTCTTACGTCGGGGAGTGCGCGAGTGACGTCGAAAGGTTTGCCGCCAGGGCTTGAAGACTTCCAGGCCTACATCACGGAGAAGGGCTACCCGGAGCGGGAGGCCCGCATGTGCTGGCACTACTGGCAAAGCATGGGATGGAAGCGCGGCAGGAACCCGATCGTGAACTGGAAGAACGCCGTGAACATGTGGATGATCAAGGAAGGGATCGAGGCTAAACCTAAGAGGAGAAAGGAAGATGCCGAAGTCAGTCTGGGACAACGAGAGGCGGCAGTGGGTGGAGGTGGCAGCCCAGCCCAGGGCGAGCAAGTCCTCGCTCCCGCTGGTCCGCAAGTTGAAGCAGCGCAGAGGTTTACCCCTAGGTGAAAAGGATTGGATCTTCGTGGACGACGACGGCAGTTGCGCCGAACTCATGGACTGCGCCGACGGTAAGAAGCACCGCCTCCACGTCGAGGGCGACAACGGGTTCCTCTGGCCGAGCATCTGGCATCTGTACGCGGACAAGGACGGTAGAGTGTGGCCTATTCGCTGTCCAGGGGGCCTAGGAGGCGAAGAGAGGGACCGGATGATGGTAGACATACCCCCAGGGACGATCGGGCTTCTAATGGCATCCAGACGCAAAATTGAGACATCGGAACCGAAAACAGCGAAGGAGTGGTGATGGCATTGACGGATTGGCAGGCGAATCAGCTGGTACGGGTCAAGGAGATCTACGAGGAGTTGAAGCGGCAGGGGGTGCCGGCTGCGGATGCCGCGGTGTTAGCCGCCGCCATCTGGCAGCAGTTCTGGACGCCGCGCCCGGTCAAGGCCAACCCGGAGCCGTTCTAACATGGACGAGGATGTGATCGGGGTACCTCCCATGGACGAGCAGCAACCGGAGCCACTGCCCGAGGATCCGCCAGCTAACGAACAGGAGATGAAGGAGAGGGTTAAGACGTTCACGTCAGACCAGTTAGAGGCGGCGCTGAAGTACATGAACGAGACGATGTACCGCACACGGGAAGCCCGAAGGGCGATCATCGCCGAGCTGAACCGGAGGGAGCGTATTCGATAGGAGGCAGGAGTGGTGCATCTCTGCGAGGATCACGACTACTACCGGAAGGACAAGCAGACCCTAAGGTGCCGTAAGTGCGGTATCAGCAGGCTTTACCCCCAGAAGGAGGAGGTACGTGCCAAGGAAGAGCAACTCGACCTGTTTGCACCTGAAAATCTACATGCGCCGCATCAAGTACGGTAGCGACTGGGAGCCCGTCTGCATGAACTGCGGAGCGGTCAAAGGAGACGTTAAGTGGCAGAAAACGCGGAAGTAGAGGTCGATCGCCGGTTCCTCACACGAGAGGAGTTCCGGCTCTATCTGCTACAGAAACACAACAAAAAGATCAAGGAGAGCTTCGCGAGGATCAACCAGCAGATGCTGAGGTGGGACATACACCACACCAACGGCTGTGCCTGCGCCCCGGAAGGCCTCCACGGCGTCCGCCTGGACTCAGAGAACTGGCTACGTCACAGGACCGAAGAGCTGATCGACGCCGATTCCTACGAGGACTTCGAGGCGATCTGGCACGAACGCCAGTACGCGGACAAGTTCCTGGCTCGTGAAAAAGCATCGGAAGGTTGACAGGAGGAAGTGGCCACGGTGCCGCTGCGGTAAAGCCCGCCCACCGTGGTCCGATCTCTGCCAATGGTGCGAGTCCCAGGACGAACGCTGCCTGGAGATCTCCGACCGGGCCATCAGAATCGCCCGCGGTGAACTTTTACCTTGACGAACTTGACAACTTCGTGTTTTCCTCTTACTGGAGCGCGACCGCAAAGGGAGCGGTAGACGGTGCCCCTCCCCTCCTAGCCTTCACTTTTTTCCCCTCCTAGATCTGAATCCGCATATGTCGGGCGGTTTGCGCGCGTGGCTGGTGGGACACCCCTCCCCGGAGGTAGGGCCAGAGGGAACGGACACGTAGTGGCACGGGGGTTGCATACGTGGCGCGGACCCCCTCCGCCCTGACCTACAGAGGGGACAGCGACGGCGTAGGCGTCAGGGCCGGGCGACGGCGTACTTCGGGCGTACGCGGGGCGTAGGCGGGAAGTGTCAGCCGGTGACAAAAATTGTCATAGGCGGTGACAAAGAGTGTCGGCATCCAAACGGTTGGATCGAAATCCAATCCCTTGGATAATAGCCCATCCAAAAATATGCATGTCATTGATTCTAAAGGGCCGGCCTTTGGCACGGGGGTTGCTACTAGGGGTGGCAGCCGGTTCTCCCGGCGACGGTTGCGGCCCTTGACAAATTACGTCACCAACGCCTGACAGAAATTGTCTACCCTAGGCGTACGGGCTCAGTAGGCGCAACGGGCCTACCGGTAGCGTACGCGGAAGGTTGGGACGGTAGAAGTTAGGCGCTAGAAGGCTCTAACGTGTTTCCTGCTAGCAGAAAGGCTACAGGCAACACAATGTCAAGCATTCCCAAGGAAACCCCGACCCCGACGCCGACCCCCGCGAAAGCGACGGAGACAGCGAATGTCCTGAGCAATTGGGGAGCGAAGATCCTCGCTACCTTCACGGGACTCCACGGCATCGAATTCGGATTCCGACCCCGGATGGCCCCGGCCCCGGACGCCCCGCCTACGCAAAAGCAGTACGGCGCGAGCGTGCAGAAGCTAGAGCGCGACGGGAAAACGGTGTACTTCTGCACCGCTTCCGGCGGAACGGTCGATCACTTGGTGCAGGGTGTCGCGGAGGTCGCGGCCCGGCTGTACAACGTGCACGTCAGTGGCGCGGAAGGCGGCCGGATTCCAGAGGTTACGCGCAAGCGCGCGGAATCAGCCGTTCTCGGTGCTATCAATCCCGGTATCCGTGATCTCATGGGCGCGTTCCTGAAAGACTACGAACGGCGCGCATCCGGTGTCAAAGGATTCCTACTCATCCTCCCCGACGGACAGAAGGTTACCGTCAACCTCGCGACCAAGGGTAACGCCGTGGAACTGTTCACGTCAGCCCTGCGCGAGGGGGTCAAGGTGGTGTCAAAGGACGCTGCTGCTGCCTATGAGAAGGCGGAAGCGTTCAAGCGTGACCTGAGAGAGAATCCCGCCTACGCGGAGCAGGTTGCGAAGGTTCTCGCAGAGCTTCAGATGGAGTCGAATCAGTGAAATTCTTTAGCTAGTACAGGTTAGGCACGTTAACAGCCGATTCTAGCGCCTATCTCCTGCTGTCCCACGATAGCGTAACAAGGGCGCAAGTGACGTAATTTGACAAGGGTCGTGACACGGATTGTCTACAGGCCGCGTACGTTCCGGGTTAGGGGTACTTGATCGGAGTACCTAACAGCCCGAGATCGTAACGCGGCCAAACGTGTTTTCAGGCCCCGAGCGGGCCTAGAAAGGTGTGGGCGCATGCCAGAAGAAAGGATCGGACCAACGTGCCGAATCTACGATCTCGGAGTCTGGGACGAACGCAATCCCACGTACCACGGGTTCCTGGCTGTCTGCGAGCACTGCAACCATCGTACGGTGCGCGTGCAGCGTGCCAACGCGAGGACCTGTTTCGCGTGCGGCGCAAACGGGGTCAGCTCAAACCAGCTCTTCCTCTTCCCGGACGAGCTGATCCCGGAACTGACTCGGCGTCCACCGTCCATGCCTCCGCAGACGGGGATCGTTCTCGACGAAAGGATGGCCCGATGAAGGACCTCGCGCAGGAACTGAAATCCTACGGCGATCTCTTTGTGTTCGCCATGCTCGTCATCCTGCTCCTCTTCGTGTTCTGAGATGCCACGCGAACGTTTCGTCGTAACCCTGACGCGGGATGACCTCGTCAGGCTCCAGGATCTCGTAGAGGCCGACGACAACATGAACGATGACGACGGCAG